CACGAGCACGCGATCAACGGCCGGACGATCGCCCAGATGGTCGCGCTGTCCAGCTCGGCGATCAGCACCGGCGAGTACGCCGCGACCGACACCGCCGTGTTCCAGCAGGTCTACGGCGGCATCTCGCTGGCCGTGACCGACTACCGGGCGCGCTACGGCATGTGCGACGACGACATCCTCGAGGTGGTCGCGCCGTACTGGCTGAAGGCCGTCATTCGCGCCGACCTGGCGCACCGGACCGGTATCGACCCGGACCAGGTGCCGGACTCCCAGATCGTGGCCTGGTTCACGAACCTGAACGTCCGCGTTCAGTGGGTCAACGACTGGCAGGTTCGCGGCACCGGTCAGTTCGGCAACGCCACCCCGATGACCGCCTGGCCGACGGCCGTGACCGTGATGGTCTACGCCGCGGGCACGTTCATCAAGGGTAACGGCCTGTCGCTCGACCTGGGCGTCGTCCGCGACAGCGTGCTCAACGCGACCAACGACCACACGGCCGCCTGGTCCGAGGAGTGCAACCTGATCGCGCGAGTTGGTCACGAGTCTCGGCAGTACACCATCGCGTTCAACGTGACCGGCCGCACCGGCATCGCGAACATCAACGCCGCGGCGCTGTAAGCTTGACCTCATGAGGAACCACGACGACGTAGGAGGGTAGACGGTGGCTGGTCCTCGTCTTCCGGTGGACGCACCACCGTTTACCCAGTCGCCGTTTGGTCTGCTGAGCGTCGCGAAGTTTCCCGACGTGCCGAGCGTGCACTGGCAGAACGGCGTGACGTGGGCGAGCCGATGCCTCGAGACGGGCATGGGCTCGACCACGTACGACGAGTGCATCGCTGTGACCGGCGTCGGCGAGGTTCCCGAGCCGACCGTCAAGAGCGACAACGTCGATCACATCAACCGAGGCGCGACGCCGTTCACGGCGTACACCGAGTTCGACTGCGCCCCGGTCGGTAACGGCGACGCCCAGCAGGTCGCCGCCGACGCGCTCGCGCAGAGCGAGTCCTACCAGGTCGAGCGCGCCTTCTGGACCGGCCTGGTGGACGGCAAGGTGCTCGCGTTCCCGCACCTGGCCTCCACCAACACGGTCCTGGACAGCCAGGGTATCACGCTTCAGCAGCCGGCCAGCATCGTGGTGACCGGCTCGTTCGACGTTGCCATGGGCTTGGGTCTGTTGGAGTCCGCGCTGGCGAGCTGCTACAACGGCGTTGGCGTCATTCACATCCCGGTCAAGGCGCTTGCCACGTTCGACGCGTGGGGACTGATCCGCCGCGACCCGGGTCGCGACGGCGTCAACGGTCAGCTCGGTCGGCAGCTTCGCACCGCGCGAGGCAACCTCATCTCGGTCGGCGCCGGCTACCCCGGTACGTCGCCGACCGGCGCCGCGGCGGGAGCCGAGCAGTCGTGGATCTACGCGACCGGTGCCGTCTTCGGCTACCGGGGTCCAGTTCGCTTCACCGGCGCACGCGACTCGCTGAACCGCACGAACAACACGCTAGCGATGATCGCGGAGCGCACGTACGTCCTAGGCTGGGACTGCTGCCACGTCGCCATCCTCGTTGATCTCGGCGTACCGGTTTCCTAGGAGGGAGTTAGAATGGCGATCTGCGCGGCTCCCATCAAGGGAACTCACCTGCGCCTCGTCAAGATCGACGCTTGCGGCGTTCCCGTGACCGGCGCGACCTCGCTGGTCGTCGTCACCAAGGGGTTCGTCCAGGTCGTCATGGACCCGCAGTACGAGGACGGCGAGGAGTTCTTCGAGCGTAACGCCGACGGTCAGGCGTGCGTCAACCAGAAGGACAGCTCCACGCTCAAGCGGTTCAACTTAACCGTGGACTTCTGCGAGGTCGACCCGGTCGCGGCGGCCTACGCGCTGAGCGCGCGACTACTCGACACGACCAGTCCGGCGACCACCGGTACCGGCTTCGCGCTGGGCGAGGGTACGCCGTCGAACCGGTTCTCGATGGAGGTCTGGCAGCGCGTCGCGGGGTCGGGTGCCTGCGACCCGACCGGCCAGCAGCGGTACATCTACAACGCATGGCCCAACGTGGGCAACGTGCAGGTCGGCTCGTACACCATCGAGAACGGGCGCTCCACGCTTCAGTTCGTCGGCGAGACGGCCGCGGCTTCGACACTGTGGGGCAACGGTCCCGGCAGTGGTGTGTCCTGGCTACCGACCGGTACGCTGGGCAACGTCGTCTCGACGGACCACTGGCTGTGGAACATCACCACCACGCCGCTTCCCGTCGAGGCCTGTGGTCCGTCCCTCCTGACCTAGTAGGCTGAGCCTGTGACGGCGCCGCTGACGACCGAGTTCGGCCCGTGCGGCCCGTGGCCCGTGCGGTGGCTCTGCGACGTCACGACGACGTCGCCGGTGGTCACCGCGCAGGCCGTGCAGTTCGCCACCGAGGTTATCTGGGCGCTGTCCGGTCGCCAGTTCGGGCTGTGCACCGTTACGCTGCGACCCTGCAAGCGCGACTGCCTCGACGGCCTCTGGCTCGGTGGGTGGAGCGAGTGGCTGCCGGGCGCGACGTGGCCTCAGCCGGCGCTGATCGGCGGCAACTGGTTCAACCTTACGTGTGGCGGTGGGTGCGGTGACACGTGCTCGTGCACCGCGCTGTCCGAGGCTGAGCTGCCGGCGCCGGTTCACCGGATCATTCAGGTTAAGATCGACGGCACGCCGCTCGCGACGGGCGCGTACCGCGTCGACGAGAACCGGTTCCTCGTGCGCACCGACGGCGGTCAGTGGCCGTTCTGCAACGACCTCACGAGGAACGACACCCAGGTCGGCACCTGGTCGGTAACCGCCGAGTTCGGTCAGAGCGTGCCCGAGTCTGGGGCCTGGGCCGTTGGCGAGCTGGCGTGTCAGTTCATCAACGCGGTCGGTGGCGGCGACTGCCGACTACCTCGCAACGTGACGCAGCTCATTCGTCAGGGCGTCACGATCCAGTTCCCGAGTATCATTGAACTGTTCACGGCGCGACTCACGGGTTTCTACCTCGTGGACACGTTCATTCAAACCTGGAACCCCGGCCGCCTTCAGCGGCGGAGCCGTACCTACCGGGTCGACGGTCCGCAGGCTCGGAGGACCAACACGTGACGCAACTCCAAGGCCGGCACGCGATCTGGGACGTCGCGTCGATACTCGTCACCGGCGTCAACGCCGAGCTGGCGACCACCGAGGGTGGGCCGGTCGACCGCGCCTGCGTGGTGCCGGGTGACATCGCGTGGGACGAGTGCAACTGCGGCCTGCTCGCGGTGACGGCTCGTCGGTTCTTCCTCTCCGACAACTTTCCCGAGACGTCGCTGGGCGTGGGCTTGATTCGCTCGTCACCCTGCGACCTACCGTGGCTCGTCGCCGAGCTACTCGTCCAGGTGATTCGCTGCGCGCCCACGTCGCACGACGACGGCTCGCCGCCGACGTGCCTAGCGTTGGGCACCGCCGCGCGGATCCTACTGGAGGACGCCTACGTGACGCTAACGACGGTCGTGTCGATCCTGTGTGGTATGACCGACGCCGACGAGATCATCGACTACGTGATCGGCGAGCAGGTCACGCGAGGTCCGGAGGGCGACTGCGTGGGCACCGAGTTAAACGTCTTCGTCGGAGTAATGAGGTGACGACGTGGCGGCGGGTGGCGTTCACATCGTCATTAATCACGTAGCGTTAACGCGCCTACTGCGCAGTCCGTTCGGCGCCGTGGGCCGCGACGCCATGAAGCGTGGCCGACGCGTGCAGGGCACCGCGCGACGCCTAGCGCCGAAGCGCACCGGTCGTCTCGCCGCGTCGATCGAGGTTAAGATGAAGATTCGACCCCTCGGCATCGTCGTCGAGGTGGGCACGGGGCTGTCGTACGCGCGCTACCAGCACGACGGTACCGGCGTCTACGGTCCGCGTCACAGTCCGATCGACGCGCGGCGTGGGCACGTCATGGTCTTCACCGGCAGCAGTGGCAACACGGTGTTTGCCCAGTCGGTCCGGGGCACGCCGGCGACCAAGTTCCTCGAGCGCGCCGTGTTCTCAGCGGTCTAGGGACACTAGTGTTCGGGTGGCCTCCGCACCTACTAGGCTGTCGCGAGTGGATCAACGTGTGAGACGAGGAGAGATCGTGACTAGCGTGAACGCGACCGACGATATGATGGATTTCTCACTGCCGCCGCGCAACCTACGCTTCCGCGTGGACGCCGACGTGTTCGAGGCCGTGTCCGAGCTCGCCACCGAGCAGGCGCTGCTGTTCGCCGACGAGGCCGAGCTGCTCGGCGACGAGCACGCCAGCGCGCAGGCGCGCCTCGACGTCATCAAGAAGTTGTTTCACCTGGTCCTGCTGCCGGAGTCGGCCGAGCGACTGGTGGCGCGCCTCAGCGACACCACGAACCCGATCGGGCCCGATCGGTTCATGAAGATTCTCACGTACCTGATGGAGCTGTACGGGCTCCGCCCTACGGAGCCGGACTCGGACTTCTCGACTGGGTCCGACGTCCGGGAAACTGGCACGAGCTCGACGGAGAGTGTCTCCGTAACGGCGTTGACGTAAGGACGCTGACCTACGACCGCTTCCTGAACGTGGTGTACCGAATGATCATTGATCGGCTGCCGTACGATCACGAGAACCCGGCGAGGTACCGCCAGGAGCTCGATCGGGCGCTCGCCGTCACGACGTGGCCGGTGCCGGGTACGGCGCGCGCGTCGCGTCGTCGGCGCGAGGAGCCGCGCGCTCCCGCGTGGTGGGAGGGTGACGAGGAAGCGTCGCAGACGTTCCTACGGTCGATGGGGGTGCTCACGTAGGTGGCCGACGTCATTGGTCGCGCGATCATCGAGGTGGCGCCCGACGTAACGCGGTTCGGGCGTCAACTGACGCGTGACCTACGTCAGGTTACCCGAGGCTTCAAGAAGATCTCGGTCGGCGTCAGCGTCGGTAGCATCCGCAAGGCGTTCGTCGAGGTCTCGAAGTTAAACCTCGCGCTGCGCGCCGCGACCATTGGCTTCGTCTCGCTGGGTGCCCAGTCGATCGCGGCGGGTCTGCTGTCGACGGCCGCCGCGGCCACGCAACTCGCGGGGGCGGCGGCCGTCTTACCTGCCCTGGGCGCCGCCGCCGGCGCCGGTTTCCTAGCCCTGAAGGTCGGTCTCTTCGGCGTCGACGACGTCATGAAGGCCTTCCTCAAGGGCGACATGGACAAGTTCAACGAGAAGTTGAAGGAGCTGTCGCCGAACGCCCAGAAGGCGCTCGGCGTGCTCAAGGAGTTCGCGCCGCAGCTCAAGGCGTTCAAGAACGCCGTTCAGGACGCGCTGTTTAAGGATCTCCAAACGACGTTCCGCGACCTCGGCACCAAGCTCCTGCCGACGGTGAAGAACTCGCTCACCGCCATCGCCGGTCAGTTCAACGTCGCAGCTCGCGCGCTCGGCAAGTTCGCCACAAGTGCCGAGACGATCGCGAACCTCGACGACACGCTCGACAACGTCAAGCGGTCGTTTCACACGCTGGTGCCGGCCACCACGTCGTTCGCGCAGATCCTCCGCGACGTCACGGTGGTGGGCTCGAACTTCCTGCCGGGCATCGCCGCGCAGATCACGGTGGCGACCGAGGGCTTCGCCGCGTTCATCGCGAAGGCGAAGGAGACCGGCGCGCTCGACCGGTTCATCGGTCGGGGTCTCGCTGCGCTCGAGCAGCTCGTGGGCGCGGTGGCCAACCTAGTCTCGGGCTTCGCCGGAGTCCTGCGCGCCGCGCACGACGCGGGGTTCGGCATCATTGACATCATCAGCCGCATCGCGGCCAAGTTCAGCGAGTTCGCCAACTCACTGGAAGGTCAAGGTGCGCTGCGGCGGTTCTTCGCCAACGCCAAGGCCGGGGTCGACGCGCTGCTGCCGGTGCTGGGCGCGCTGTTCACGTTCTTCAACAACCAGTTCTTCCCGATCGTCACGCGGATCGCGACAATCTTGGGTCCCTCGCTGGTTGTCTTCATCAACGCGATCGGTGACGCGTTCGAGGCCGCGCGACCGGGCATCGAGGCCTTTGCGACCGGCGTGGGTAAGTTCCTCGAGGGCATCGCCCCGGCGCTGCCGTCGATCGGTCGACTCGCCGGCGCGATCGGTGCCACGCTCGGCAAGGTTCTCGAGCGCATCGCACCGGTGCTCGAACGCGTCATCATCCTGATCTCGGACACGCTGACGAAGATCCTCAGCGATCCGGCGATCGTCGACGGCATCGTGTCGCTGGCCAACGCGTTCGGCGAGGTGCTGGTCGCGATCATCCCACTGCTGCCGCCCCTCATTAAGCTTGTCATCGCGATCCTACCGTTCCTGATCTCGCTGGTCCGGGCGGTCATACCGGTGTTCGAGTCGCTCGAACCGATCCTCAAGGTGCTCGCGCCGCTGATCGGCGCGATGGCGCTGTCGCTGATGGTGCTGACCCGAGGCCTGTCGCAGTCGATCGAGCCAATGGGTGCGTTCTCGGTGCGCACCGAGGCGGCCGCCGACAAGAGCACGATCTTCAGCAACGCGCTCATGGCCGCCGCGAACCCACTGGGGTTCTTCCGCGCGACCGTGGAGGAGGCCACCTCCAAGAGCGCTGCGGCCGTCACGTCGTTCGTCGAGAGCGCGCAGGGTAGCCTCGTCGACCGACTTCCCGGGTCGGTGCTGCGGCCGGCCGGCGACGCGGTGACCGGCTTCTGGGGTGAGTTCGAGGCGCAGTTCGCGCAGGGCAACGTCACGGCCGAGGTGCACCTCGCCGAGCTGAAGCGCATCATGACGGGGCAGATCGAACCGCTGAGCAGCATCGGCTCGGCGCTCGGCGTCAGCTTCACCGGTGGGTTCGGCCGCTCGGTCGTCGCCGCCAAGGACGCGGCGTTCGGCACGATGTCCGGCATCCGCAGCACGCTCGACAACCGTAGCGGTATATTCGCGGCCGGTGCCTCGCTCGGCGACGACTTCGCGGCCGGTATCATCGGGAAGATCGCCAAGGTTCGGCAGGCCGCGCAGGAGCTCATGCGCGCGGCCGCGGCACCGATGCCGCGCTCGCCCGCTGAGATCGGACCGTTCAGCGGCAAGGGCTGGTCCCCCTTCCGAGGCAAGGCACTGGCCGAGGGCTTCGCCCAGGGTATCACCACCGGCACGTCCGACATTCGCACCGCCGTGGGACGGATGATCGACACCACCTCACTGGGCTTCGACTCGGCGGTGCGACTACCCTCGACGGCTGGGGGAGCGCGTCCTCCGCTGCCGTCGTTCGCGCCTCAGGTGTCGGCGACGACGGGTCCGATCAACGTCCAGGTACTGCTCGACGGTCGCGAGCTGCGCACCATC